AGGCTGCTTAACAATGGATATTAAAGAAGAACTGCTTGGCCTTCCCAAGCACTGGGGTTTTGTTGCCGTAAAAAATAAAAGACCCTACCAAAATGATTGGCAGAATAATCCACTGACACGCTCTCAGTTATTTAAAGAAATTTCTGCCAACAGGTCAACAGGTATTGGTGTCTGTTGTGGTTCTCCTTCAGGTGGTTTACTTTTCTTAGACCATGATGGGCCGTCAGCAGCAAAAATATTAGGTGAGTGGGGTTTTTCCCTTTCCTCACTTCCACCATCATGGATGGTTACATCAGGTCGGGTTGGGCGGTTTCAAATTATCTATCAAGTTCCAGAAAAGTATTGGTCAAAAATTAAAACTCGTAAATATCAGACAGGGGTAAAAGATGAGGATGGGTCAGTTGAACAGATAGAACTCCGATGGAATGGTACTCAATCTATAGTGTCTGGTTCTCATCCAATGACGGATGGTTACAGATGGATGGATGGTAGATCACCAAGAGATTTAAAAGAAATAGCTGAAGCTCCAATCGAAATAATAAAAAAGATGATGGAGCCAAAGAAGAAGACACCAAAGACTCCTCAAATACAAACACTTAACTCAGATACCGATAAGGCTCGTTCTCTTCTTCAATCAATAAATCCATCTCGCCTTGATGACTACGACATATGGCTAAAGATTGGTATGGCCGCACACTCAGTTGGGGATGATTCTCTACTATCAGATTGGGAGCAACTATCACAAAAGAACAGCAAATATAAATCTGGGGAATGTGAAAAGAAATGGTCTTCCTTTAAATCATCAGGGGTTTCGCTCGGCACTCTCCAAAAATACGCAACCGAAGATGGTTGGACTCCACCACCACGCACTTTCCCAACATCAATAGAACCAAAAGAAGAATCTTCTCCAATACCAAGAAAACTTGAACAATTAACATCTCAGGAGTTGATGAATTTTTTACGCAACCTAAAACAGGAAATTAGATTTAATACCTTCTCACATTCAATAGAAATGGATGGCAAAGTAATAAAAAATATTGAGATTTTTTACCTCACCCTTGCAGAGCTTGGTTATAAAGTGCCAAAAGAAATGGCAGTTGATTGTCTCCTGAAAGTAGCCCATGAAAATGAATATGATCCTGTAAAACTTTATCTTGATCACTGTTACAACGAGATAGAACCAGAACTTTATGGCATTGAAAGAATGGCCTCCACATATCTCAGACCACAAGATCAAAACCTGACCGAGCCGACAATATATGACACCATGCTAAAACTAACTTTAATAAACGCAGTAAGGAGAGTTTATATTCCTGGGTGCAAACATGACACCGCTACCGTCTTACAAGGTTCTCAGGGAATAAAAAAATCTTCTTTCTGGCAAACCTTATTTGGCCCCTTCTTCTCAGATGCCCTCGGTGATATTTCTTCAAAAGATGATCTTCTCGTTCTTCACCGTTCATGGGGAATGGAATGGTCAGAAATTGACGGTGTAACATCCAGAAAACACGCAGGGGTGGTAAAAGCTTTTTTATCTCGTGCCACTGATCTTCTCAGAGTTCCCTACGGTAAAGCAGTAGAAGAATGGCCCAGACGTGGGATTATTTGTGGAAGTACAAATAAAGAATCAGGGTTGCTAATAGATGATACAGGCAACCGAAGATTTCACATAGTTCCAGTCACTACAAAATCTATTGATCTTGATTCTTTACAACTTGAACGTGATTCATTGTTTTCGGCTGCCGTTCACCTTTTTAAAAATAAAGAACAGCATTTTCTATCAACTGAACAGGAAAATCAAATTGAAAAAGAAAATCTTGGTTATATGGTTGATTCGCCTTGGCTTTCGGTAATAACCAATTACCTAAACGATCCAGCTAATTCCATGAAAGACATCACAACTGAACTTTTGTTGTCAGAAGCAGTGGAGAAACCAATAGAAAGACAAACAAAATCTGACATCATGACTGTCTCATCCATTCTCAGATCCTTACAATATGAACGCAAAAGAAAACGCATACAGGGAACACCCAAGTGGGTGTGGTTCTTACCTGTTCTCTCACCTGTTCTCACTACCGAGAACGCTTAAAATCCCTGCTATCACTATCTTATATATATATGTTCTCTATGTTCTCTATGTTTTATATATAAATATAATAATAGATAATATAGGGGGATATATAGGGTTAGGTAAGTCTTAAGCATTGTTGGGTACACTTAAGAACGTGAGAACAACCCCTAGTCTCAAATGAGTCTCAAATTACATAAATATTCATATTCTCGCTTTTCCGTGTAACATCTATGTAATGGCTAAAAAAGGTACAAAAATAGAAACTCTTATGAGGTCACGCAAACTTGGCGAGATTATCGCTAAAGGTGGTCGTAGATCTGATTGCGTTGCATATGCTTTGAAAAATTGGGGGGTCAGTTCTACAACAGCAGATAAATATTTAGAGATTGCTAGAGCCGAGATGAAGGCCGATTGGGATGTGGAAAGACCCGAAATGGTGGCAACATTATTATCACAAGCTGCAACCCTACAAATGGAAGCAAGAGAAAAAGGGCATTTACATATTGCTCTTGGTGCTATTAATACAGCAGCTAAACTTGCACAGATTATTTCGTGAGTATTTTAGATACAGTCCAACCTGGAAAAGTTTTATATCAGATAGGGGCATTTGATTTGCCAACAGCACAACAAACAATAGATCGTATTAATCAAGATTTATTACCTCATCAAAAAACCTTTTGTGATGACATGGAGCATCGCAAGCTTGCATTAGTCTGTGGGTTTGGTGCAGGTAAAACAGTAGGGCTTGTTGCAAAGGCAACAATGTTAGCGGCAATGAATGTTGGTCATGTATCGGCACTGTTTGAACCAACCCATGCAATGTTAGTAGATATTCTTGTCCGAACTTGCAATGAACTTTTCGCCCAATGGCAAATACCTTTTTCTTATCGTGCTTCTCCTCAACCATCATTTACTTTAGAATTTGCCGAGGGTACTCATACAATCTTGTTAAGAACAATGCTTACTTATCAAAGATTAAGAGGGCAAAACTTATGTGCGATTGGATTTGATGAGGCAGATACTGTACCAAAACGAGATGCAGAACAGGCTATGAATATGGCACTTGCAAGACTTAGATCGGGTAACATTCAACAATTTTATGCAACTACAACCCCAGAAGGTCATGGTTGGGCTTTTGATACGTTTAAAAAAAATGCAAAGACAGATACAAGATTAATCCAAGCCAAAACAAGTGATAATAAATATCTTCCTGAAGGATTTATACAATCTTTAATTGAGAATTATCCAGAACAATTAATAAAAGCTTATTTAAATGGAGAATTTGTAAATTTAACAATGGGTGCTGTATATCGTTTTGATCGTAATGTTCATGTAAGTAATCAGCTTCTTAATTATAAAAATGAAATTCTTCGCATAGGAATCGATTTTAATATCCAGAATACAAATTGTGTAATCGGTGTGCGAGATGGCAATAAGTTAGTCATAATAGACGAAATCACCAAAATGCACGATACAGATGCCTTGGCGAAAGAAATTTTAAGAAGGTATCCAAATCAAAAAATCTTAATTTACCCAGATGCTTCAGGATCAAACCGCAGTACCAACAGTAGTCAGACAGATGTTGCCATATTGGAGGGATATGGTTTTACCAATATGTCGCCAAGGTCGAACCCCCCAATCAGAGATAGAGTCTCGGCTGTTAACTCTCTTCTCAAAAACGGCAAAGGGGAAGTCCGTTTGGCGATTAGCCCCTGTTGCAGAACCTTAATAGAATGTTTTGAATTACAGGCTTATGATGAGAAGACAGGAGAACCAGATAAACAAAATGGATATGATCATATCCTCGATTCGCTTGGATATTTAATATGGCGTGAATTTAATCCATTATATTTCCGTTCAGGTAAGAGTACTGGAATTAGGCTTTATTAGTATTATTCTTTAAACTATAGTTAACAGTATTAATGGACTCTTAAAATGTACTCAGGATATAACCATTACAACAGACAGAAATCATCGACAGGCACTACAATTATAGACCCTAATAGTGCATGGTTTGCTCAAGAACCTCACTGGCCTTTGATTGAAGATTTGCTGGGTGGTACATATCAGATGAGAAGTCGTCACCGAAAATATTTGCCGCAAGAAGTAAGAGAACTTGACGAATCTTATGACAACCGTTTGGCAAGATCAGTTTGTCCACCATATTTTGTAAGATTGGAAAGAATGATGGCAGGGATGCTGGTAAGAAAGCCTGTCAGGTTGAATGATACAAGTGATGATATAAGACTTCATATGTTTGATGTTGACTTGGAAGGTAATGATCTTAATGTATGGACTTATGAAACTGCAAGAAAAATGATCCGTTATGGTCATGTCGGGGTTCTTGTGGATGCACCTGCGGCAGGTCAAGCTGGCAGACCTTATTGGATTACCTACACGCCAAGAGAAATATTGGGCTGGAGAACAGAAATGATTGACGGCAAATTAAAATTTACACAACTGAGGTTATTAGAAAAAGTATTTGAACCTGACGGTTTATATGGTGAAAAGGTAGTAGAGCAGGTAAGGTTACTAACCCCTGGAGCTTATGAAATTCATAGAAAAGGAAAAAATAATGAATATGTAAAGTTTGATGAGGGAACAATGAGTTTACCTGAAATACCTTTTGCTGTTGCATATTCCAACAAGATAAACTTTATGGAATCAAGGCCACCGATGGCTGATATTGCAGAATTAAATCTAAAGGCATATCAATTACAATCAGACTTATCAAACCAGCTTCATATATCTAGTGTGCCAATGCTTGCTTTTTTTGGGTTTCCACAAAGCAGCGAAGAAGTAAGTGCAGGCCCAGGAGAAGCGATTGCATTTCCAGCAGAAGGCCGAGCAGAATATATCGAACCTAGTGGCAATAGCTTTGAGGCACAATTTAAACAGATAGATCGTGTTGAAAAACAAATTAATGAGCTGGGACTAGCGGCAGTGCTGGGTCAAAAATTAAGTGCAGAAACAGCAGAATCTAAAAAAATAGATAGAAGTCAAGGCGATAGCACGATGATGGTTATTGCCCAACAGATGCAAGATATGATTGATAACTGTCTTATGTTTCATGGTCAATATTTAGGTAGTGATGGTGGCAGTTGTTTTGTTAATAGAGATTTCGTGGCACAAAGATTAGAGCCTCAAGAGATCCAGTCATTATTACAGCTTTATACAGCAGGTACGATCACCCAAGAAACTTTACTTACTCAATTACATGAAGGAGAAGTTCTTGGTGATGAGTTTGAGGTGGAAGAAGAAATCGAGGCAACAGAATCAGGTGGTTTAAGAGAAATATCAGAACCTATAGCGGAGGCAGATGAATCAATGCCAGAACAACCAGCAGATGAATAATGGCAACACCAGAATCATTTTATCGAGAAGCTATTGATTTAAATAGGTATAGCAACCGAGTCGCTAGAGAAATTGTAACGAATTACAACAATGTAATTTTAGATTTAACTAATAAGCTGGCGACCATTGATGAAGTTACAGCACCAGCAACGGTGGCAAGAATTAGGGCGATGCTTGTACAAATGAAAGAAAGCTTAGAAACATGGTCAACAGGAAGCAGTGCTTATATGATTGATGAATTACAAAGCTTGGCAGTATTTCAATCTGGTTTTATTGCTGATGAATTACAGAAAGTTTTACCAGTAGGGGCTGCTGGTGTTAACAGTGTAAAAATATCTCCTGATTTTGCAAGAAGTATTGTTATGACTGACCCAACAGAAGTAAATATATTAACGCTGCCAAATAACTTAGAACCAACTGTCCAAAGAACATTTAATTTAACGGCTGCCAAAGGTTCTGCTATTACTTTGCCTAGTGGTGAGGTTGTATCAAAAGCTTTTCGAGGAATTTCTACAAAACAATCAGAATTAATATCAAGTCAGATTCGTATTGGTATTACAGAAGGAGAATCCATACCAAAGATCGCAAAAAGATTAAGAGGCCGTTTGCAATTTGGTCGTAATCAAACGATGACTGCAAAGGCACAAAGATTAGCTGCTGGCGATGGAATGAAATTAGCTAACAATCAAGTGATGACTATTGTTAGAACCTCTGTTAACCAAGTACAAAACGCTGCAAGTCAAGCAACTTATGCAGCCAATCAAGATGTAACCCAAAAGTATGAATATGTAGCAATTTTAGATGCAAGAACAAGCACAATTTGTGGCAGTTTAGACGGGCAAAGATTTAATTATAATGAAGGTCCATTACCACCACAGCATTTTAATTGCAGGTCTACTACTGTACCCATAATTGATGATGAGGATTTAAGACGTAAGTTTCCGAATACCAGACCAAGTGCAACTGGTAGAGTTTCTCAAGATACTAATTATGCAACGTGGTTAAAAGATAATCCGTCTATACAAGAAAAAACATTAGGAAGTAAAAAGAAATTTTTTAATTATTTAATTGATAAGAAAAGAAAAAGTCCAAAACAAGCCTTGAGATTAATTATAAAAGAAGATGGAACCGAACTTACTTTAAAAAACCTAATTGAAAAATACCCTAAAGCATAAAACAAGTTATTATTGAAATAGTTACGTTGAAAATTATGCCAGGCTATCATGGTTCAATGAAACCAAAAAAGAAAAAAAAGAAAGGTAAAAAATAATGTATGTATTTAAAAAAGAAGGAGAAGATACAACTCCTGTAACAGATCTTTCTAAGATGTCTAAAGGACAGCTAGAACAACATGGCAGAACTCTTGGCATTGAGCTTGATAAAAGGTTAAGCAAATCAAAATTAATTGAGCAGCTTGAGGAAGCTACTAATGCCTAAAAAATCTAGAAAAGTCCCAAAAGATAAAAAAACAGGAGTTCCCAAAAAATATCTATCTGGTGCTAAAAATAGAAGTGCAAAAGCTGCTGAGATAAAAAGAACTGCTGAAGCGTATAGAAAAGGAGAGTATATTGATATAAAGGCTGTATCCAAATCACGAACTAAACAAGATGGCTCCAAAAAGAAAACCTCTAAGCGAGGCCGTAAAAAAAAGTCTTAAGAAAAAGGCAGAAGGAACGAAGTTTACTTATGGACAGTTATCTGCTGTTTATAGAAGAGGTCAGGGTGCATATCTCAGTAGTGGATCACGAAATGTACCAATGGGTGCATGGGCTATGGGACGTGTTAATAGTTTTGTAAGCGGCAAAGGTGGAGCAAGAACGGCTGATGCTGATTTATTAAGAAAGAAAAAGAAATGAGTATAAAAAGAGGAGGCCATACATTTGACGGTGTTGATAAACCTATAAGAACTCCAGGCCATTCAAGTGGTAAATCTCATGCGGTTGTAATAAAGCAAGGCGATGGATTTAAATTAATACGTTTTGGTATGCAGGGTGCACAAACTAAAAAGCCAAGAAAAGGCGAGTCAGATGCAGATAAAGCAAAAAGAAGATCCTTTAAGGCTAGACACGCAAAAAACATTGCAAAGGGAAAAACAAGTGCGGCTTTTTGGTCGAATAAAGTCAAATGGTCTTAATTCTGATATATTAAATAAAAAAAGGCTACGCTTTATTCATGGCAGACGAAAAAGAAACAGTGGCTACGCCACCAGTAAATAATGCAGAACTTGATGCATTGAAAGAATCAGTAAAAAGGTTAGAGGCTAAAAATTACGAACTGATTGGTAAGTTAAAAAACCAAAAAGAAGAGAAGACAGTTCCTGATGATTATGATGCTCTTTTATCTTTTAAACAAAAGAAAGATCAAGAAGATTTAGAAAAAGAAGGTAAATACACAGAAGCAACGCAAGCATTAGAACAGCAGTACAGAGATAAATCATCTGCTGACAAACAAAAGATTGAAGATTTAGAAAAACGTAATAGAGAACTGGAATTAATTGCACCAGCTATACAAGCATTATCAGATGTAACTCATGATCCAGAACTTGTCTTAAATAATTTTGTACCAAAAGAACAGATCCAGATAAAAGAAGGCCGTCCAGTTGTGGTTGATGGTTATGAACAATTACCAGTAGCAGAATATGTGAAGGCAAAATTAGAAAAAGAAAAGCCATATTTATTAAAAAAATCACCAGCGATTGGTGGTGGAGCACCCATTTCAAGACCATCTGGAGGTGGCGAAATGTCAGAAGAAATGTTGAAGCCATTTTTAAAAAACTCAGAAAATCTTACAGAACAATCAAGAATCTTTAAGGTTTATGGTGTAGATACATGGAAAAAGTTGCGAGATATTGCAAAAACTCGCTAGAATATAGATTAAATTCTGTTACGCAGAATAAATATTTAGGGTTACGCCCACACCGTTTAAATTTATTTTAACAAAACATGGCTGTTTTAAGGAGTGACATCATCATTCCAGAAGTATTTACGCCTTATGTTATAGAGCAAACAACCGCCAGAGATGCGTTTCTCGCAAGCGGTGTGGTAGCACCTATGGCAGAGCTAAATGCAACTGAGGGTGGAGATTTCGTTAATGTACCTTTCTTTTCCGCAAACTTAAGTGGAGATTTTGAGGTACTTACAGATTCAAGTTCATTAACACCAGGCAAGATCACCACGGATAAACAGGTGGGCGTTATTTTGCATAGAGGTCGTGCATTTGAATCAAGAGACTTGGCTGCATTAGCAGCAGGGTCAGACCCAATGGCTGCTATCGGTCAAAAGATCGGTGCTTACATTGCAAACCAAAGACAAAAAGATTTACTTTCTTGTCTTGATGGAGTATTTGGTTCTGTTAACTCAACAGATTCTAACGCTGCATTTTTTGGACTAACCATTGACGGTGGTTCTGGTGATACACCTACAGGTTTATCTCCAAGACACGTTGCAAAAGCAAAAGCATTACTGGGCGACCAGGGTGACAAGCTTGCAGCCGTTTGTGTCCATAGTGCTATTTACTATGATCTCGTTGAGAGAAAAATGGTGGATTATGTATTAGCAACTGATGGTAATGGTGGATCTGCTACAGCATCTGGTGGTACTATTGCCCCTGCTTATGGCGGTGGAAATGATACTGTGCCTACATACTGTGGTTTAAGAGTTATCGTTTCTGATGACGTTACTACAACTGGTTCTGGTTCTTCTAAGGAATATTCAACATATTTCTTCACTCAAGGAGCAGTAGCTAGTGGAGAGCAAGCTGGACTAACAACAGAAACAGACAGAGACATTCTGGCTAAATCTGATGCAATGTCTATTGACCTTCATTACTGCTATCATCCTGTGGGAGCAAAATGGGCTGTTACTACAACAAACCCAACACCTGCAGAGTTACAAACCGTAAGCAACTGGTCGAAAGTTTACGAAACAAAGAACTTAGGAATTGTTAGGTCAACTAACGTTTCAACTATGGATTAATCGAGGTAACTTATTATGCCAAGTTTATTTGAAGCTGCTGCAGGCTCTGCTTTAGGAGTTGTAACAGCACAAACAGGTTCTGTGACTCAAGCAACCAGTAAAGCTACTGGTGTGACATTAAATAATGTTGCTGGTGC